CGGCTTACCAGATCTCAAGGAAACAGAATGGCGAACCTGTGCAATCGGTTCACCATTAATAATATAACGGGACGCTCTTTTAATCACCGGTCCAATTAGAACCGGGCCTTGGTCCACGATGGTTATAATTTGATTTATTTTGTCTTCCATTATCACGCGCTCTGTTTATTTGTTGCAATACCCTTAGCATAGTGGGGTGCGTCATTATGGTATTATCATCGGGAAAAATATCATAGTTAGCCGGGCAAAAATGTAAAATTGCTCCAAGGCGATTAGCCCATTGATAGTTGATGCCATGATATTTTGTTAAATAGAAGACATTATCTGCATGTGACCTTCTTAGATAAAAACCGGCTTTTTGTTCTTTTTGGACGTTATAAATCTTTTCGATAAATAGCCATCTAAATTTTTTATGACAATCATTAGATAATTTGATTTTAAAACCAAGGGGTTGGTTTTTCAAAAGAAGTTCGTCTTTGGCAACATCATAAAAGAATTCGTGGTGTCCATCGATTAGTTCATTTAATAATTCAATGATTGCAATAGATGAAAAGTTCTCATGAAAGAAAAGATCAATCGGGGTTACTTTTCTAAACAGCTGATAAATAATATCGGCGATCAATTGTTCGCCTTGCTCCATTTTATCGATGAAGCTATTTACTCGATCTTCGGCAACCAAGATTGGATAAAAAGTTTCTAACCAAAATGACGCCATTGCCATTTCGGTCAATTTACATTCTTTGCAATCTTCCCAACGTTTGTTTGGGTTCGCTCTTTGATATGCGATTTCATAAAATGGACACCGAACGCCGGCATATCGATCGCCGATTCTGTACACTCCATCATTTGAATCTCGAACTTCGTAATATTCGCCAAAAGCGTGAGTCCATTTAAAATATCTAACTTTTGTTACATTTGGTAAAGATTTTAAGCCGGCTTCTATAATAGTCCGATTTTCGTCTTTTAATTGTTTGCTTGGCATATTGCTTCCTTTTGTTGTTTGCTGTGTTTATTTTGTCCGCTATGGACGTTTATTGTATCATTCTCGGTGAGAATCGTTTAAATCGTTTTTACCAAAAACGTTAGTCTCAAGAAATCTTTTTATTAGAGATTTGTGCATTGACATCTCAATACGTTTATCTTCGATCACTTCAACCATCTTTTCAGCCATGGCAGAATCAACCATTCCATAGGTTGTTAAACCATCGATCGTATAGATTGCTTTATCAAGTTCGTCGATAATTCTTGTTGCATCATCATAAAGCCCGAAAGCAATAGTTGGGGTTATTGTAACCTTCAAGGCTTTTTCTGCATCATCGAAGGCTTTTGGTAATGTGATAGTTAGTTCAGTCATTTTGATTTCCCTTAGTTGCTTGCTAATTAATTTTTAATGTCGGTTGTAGGTGTTAAAGATAGGTGCATCTTTTTGATTTTTGTTGGCGATAATTATGCATTCTTGAATCCAGCCAATCGCATCTTCGAGCAAATTGTATAAATCAGATGATTCCTCTGCGTTATCTAAATCAGTGTTCAATTCTTTTTCAAGCTTGGTTAACATTGGGATGTGTAAAGAATTTAATGATCCATTATTATATGTTCCTGATTCAACAAGATTGTATAAATCATTCGTTTTATTTAAGGCCTTGGTTTCGTTTGCGTTGAGCATTTTGCATCCTTTTGTTGTTTGCTTATGTATGTATTTTAGCTGATTAGTATTTAGCTTTCAACTAATAAATTGGTTTTTAAGCAAAAAAAAACCCGCTCAAGGCGGGTTGTGTTGGCTTTTATAAATCTACTTTTTTATGGCTTTTCCCCATGATGCAAGCTGATTTCCTTGAACATAACCATAGTGGGTTTTTATTGCGCCGCTGTTTGTGCTTGTACACATCCATTTGAAATTTTGCTCATGTCCGCAAACAAATGTTCCATACATGCCGTAACCGATTCCTCTTCTTTCTTTTTCCGAATCGCTAATATGCCAATCAGGCGGAAAAGTTTTAATTTCAATAACTTTCATGATGAAGCAATTGCTATAAATTAAATCGCCAACCTTGATTTCTGAAGGATGAACTTTTACATATTTGAATGAATCAAAATCTTCTTCAATGTGATTTTTAAAGAAGTTGTATCGATTGGTTCTTGTTTCTTCGGCGCTTAATTTTCTGATTTCGTCAATCATTTTTTTTCCTTAGTTAGTGGTTTGCTGTTTCATGAGGCCATTTCGTTTCCTCATGTATGTATTTTAGCTGATTACTATATAGCTTTCAAGTGAATTAAGCACAAAAAAGTACTTTCTTTTGAGACCATACTGGACTTGAACCGCTTTATTTTAAGATTTTACTTTCTTAGTTCTTTTGGTTTTTTTGGTTGGGCGTTGGGTTGGTTCGCCTAACAAGGTGTATGTGAAGGTCTGCCAATTATGGGTTTTTATTTGCAAGCCGCATAAAACAAGCAATCGATCCAAATCTTGTGGACGCCTAAAAACTGTGCAACCCGCCGAATATTTACCGATGGAATCTTTTAGTAGTTCCCGGCTGCTATGAGCGCGATGTATATTGATTCCGAAATACCCTTCATCAATTTTATATTTTGATAAATCATTTGATGTATTGATTTTTTCATCATCATAATTTGGTATTCTATGCACCTTAACTGATCCAGATCGTTGACATAAAGCCTTATACTTTTTTCGATGATAGTCGATCCGATATGCACCCCGATATTGACCTTCCGCTAAAATAGCGGTCCCTTTAACATTGCTTGGATTCTTTAAAAAATACAAACCGGGATCGGTTGTTACTTGGAAGGACTCGCATTGCCATAAACCGTTTTCTTTATAGGCTATGTGCAAAATGTCATCAAATTGATCCGGCTTTCCATTTGGGTTTCTTTCGCCGATGATATTTAAATCATAATCGCCATTTTCGAAAACCTTGTAACCGGCCTCTTCTACTCGATCTAAAATCTTGGGTTTTTCGTTCATTTGATGCTCCTTAATATAAGTTTTTCCAAATCTCACGATATAGGGTTAGTTCAACATTGCATCGCGCTTGGCCTATTTCGTATGAAACCGCGGTCACCATTGCTCGTTGTTTATTAAAAAAACCATCGCCTTCTTTAGGACTTTTTAAAAAGTTAGATGTTACTTCAACAATATCGCCGGCGCATAACTTCATAAAAGATAAATGAAGAACCAAGTTAATGGTTTCCAATGGGTAGATAACCCAATCGAACATTCGATTAACATCTGAAGTCGCGAAGTTTAAAGGATTGCCATCTTGGTCGTACATATTTTCGGCTTGGATTTTATATTGACGAGTTAGAGGTAGCGTATATGCCTTCGGGTAAGTGACCCCTTTTCCAAAAGCAATGGTACCGCCGCCGCCGGCTACGTCATATGTGATTTTTAAACCGGAATAAACCGTTGGGCTTGATTGAGAAAAAATATCATGGCTAACAACTTCGATTATATCTTTATCATCTATTGAAGTCGGGTACAGAAAATCATTATCATATAAAGGGCGTGCAAATCTCCAAGAAACAGAATCTTGACGCCAACATGGCCATTGACCTAATTTTGACATTTGATCGACATATATTCTAAGACCGCTTTCCCATGGAGATCCGATTGGAAGTTGAAGTCCATATGATGCAAAATCTTTAGCTATATAACTATTTGCGGAAGCAAAATCTTGGAGATCAACTATATCAAGGGGAAAATTTCCGCCGCTACTAAAGCTTTCAGGGAATTGGTCTGCATCATTTGAATTATTGCCATCAACGGAAAGTACAAGATATTTAAAAATGTCCCATGGCTTTCCATGGATCTGAGCATATGAAGTCACTATTCCAGAATTAAAAGACTGCAATGCTTCCGTCCCGGGATAAATAATATTGCCGGCTTTTGAATCTGCACTCAATGTTAAAGTACCGGATCCAGATGCAGCCGAGACAGCTGTGTATTCAAAAAATGCAGTACCAATAGTTGCGCCCCCTGCATCTAACATTTCAATTTGAGCCAATCCATTTTCGTTGTATTGATGCTCAAAAAATTGACAAGCATTTATAGAAATAGTGTTATCGCCTAAAGTCATAGCAGATGCATTTGCTCTTCTGCCGGCTTTATTAAAAAACTTTCCATTATCAATTAATAATTCATCAGCTACTAAATATGAAGTAGCAATTGATCCATCGGCGGTCCTTTGAAGCGAAGATATAAAATCTTGGAATACTAAAGTCCAACTATGGAATCTTCCTTTGATTTCTTTTAGTTGCCCGAAGCAAATTCTTTCTTCTATATCATCAATGATAACATGCAATGAGGCAAAAACACCCCTTGATAGCTTAGGCCATAACTTTGAAATATCACCAACTATTGGTACTTCGAATCCGCCAAAATTAACAGACCAAGAAATTGGACTAACTGAACAGCCCATAACCCGGGGGCCTTCCCTTGAGATTGTTACATCTTGTGCAGTTGCTGCACCGGTTACTGGATCCATTCCCCCCATTAAAGACGGATCTAAACCGCCGGCAATTGTGAAATCTTGCCCGGGACCGGTTGGCAGTCTATGAAACCTTAAACGATAGGCCGGTGTTATAGATGGCTTTTTTAATGCCGCTTTAAAT